CCAAGAAGGGCGGCGGTGAACTGCTGCAACTGGCGATGGACTACGCGGGCGTGCGCGGCACCATTGCGCTGAAGCACGAACTGTCGGACGCCGAGAAGTCTGAGGTGCTGGCCGAGGTGGACGACCTAGAGGGGGACGAAAAGCACGCGTTCTACTCGATGGTCGCCGCGCTGTCGTTCGGCGGCAGCACGCCGGACCTGATCCACCTCGCAGAGTGCAACCACGTCCACTGATGGCACAGGACTTCCGAACCTATCTGGCGCTGGAGACGGCGCTTACCCAACGGCTGCGCCGCACGTGGCAACCGCTGGCAGCGTCGTACTACCAGGCTATCGCGGCCAGGCTGAAGGCCAACGACCTCGCCGGGGCCTACACCGAAGCGCACGCTATCGACATGACCCCGGTGGCGACGAAAAACCGCGAGTACATCAAGTACCTGCTGCGGGCGATGGCCGTCTATGGGGCCGGGAACGCCGCGCACGACGCGAGCAAGACCTTTGTCGGGGTCGGCAAGTTCGACACGCTGCTGAACACCGTCGCCGACAACTTCACGCAGGGCTTGAAGTACAACGGCTCGCAGGCCGTCGTGAAGGCCGCGTTGCAATCAATTGCAAACTGGGTCGAGGCCAACAGCACCGTCAAGAAGGCCGAACGCTTCGTCAAGGACTTCGTTTCGTTCGCAGAGGAAGGGAATGACACGATCAAGCTGGCTTCGTCGCTCCATAGTAGCCGTCTGGCTACGTGGGGCTTCACCGCAGAAGCCGAACTGCTGGGCATCGAAGAGTACGAGCTATCCGCCGTCATGGACGGACGCACGTCCGAGTTTTGTCGCGCGATCAATGGCAAGCGCTTCCGCGTCGCCGACGCGCGGGCATCCATCGTCCACATCCTGTCGCTCGATACACCGGACGCGGTAAAAGCGGCCCAGCCATGGCCGAAGCAGGACAAGACCTCAATGGGGCGTTACCGCGACATGTCGGCGGCGCAACTGACCGAGGAAGGGCTGATGATCCCGCCGTTTCACCCGAACTGCCGGACCATCCTGATCCGCACCGGGCAGGCCCCAAAGCTGCAAGCGCCGGTCGTCACGGCAGAAGAGCAGGTGATTCCGAAGCAGCACGTGGACGCCGACGCCTTCACCGAACTGGGCGTGAAGGTGGACACCGCGCAACTGGATCACTGGAATGCGTACCTGCCGCTGTCGCCGGTCGCGGTCGTCGCTGAGGTGGCCGGAGTGCAGCCGCTCGACATCCTCGAAGGGTCGCTGATCAACAAGACGCCGATCAAGATCGCGCCGGGCGGCGACATCACCGTCACGACCAAGCACAAGCTCGGCGACGGCACGGTCGGTGCCTCCATCGTGATCGACCCGTACAGCGGCACGCTCTACAAGTCATACATCGAGTTCCAGAAGCTCGCGCCGGACACGATCCTGCCTTTCTTCAAGCGCGTAGAGGCGGGCATCCTGCACGTCGCGCAGTCAGGCGGGCTCAACCAGATCGTCGTCAGCGCGACCAGCGCCGCGTCGATTGCCGCCTACACGACGATGGGCTACGCGCCGTCACTGTCGGACTGGTACGGGCTGCGTGCTCAGATTCTGGACGGCATGGAGCCGGGTGGCCGGTTGCAATCAATTGCAGGAAAGCTGAACCAGGTGCAGCTTGCGTTCGTGGAGGCGGTGCTGAACCAGTCGAGCGTGCGCGGCCTCGCGGACCTGATGACGCTTGCCATCGAGATCGACGGGCGACCGTTGTACCAGCTTCTGCTGGACGGCGTGGACCTCGAACTGACGCTGGACCTGTCCGATAAGGCGGCGGTCAAGCAGTACAAGGAGATTCTGTGAAGCCCACTTTTCGAGCGAAGAACGGCAAGGACGACGTAGCCGACGAGGTGCTGCTGAAGCTCGTGCCCCCGCCTGACCCGGACGCCACCCGCGCACTGGCCGCGAAACTCAGCTTTGACGCCGATAAAGCGAAGCAAATCGTTGTTCCGAAGTGATCCTCTCTGCTAGATTCCGCTGCAATCAATTGCACGGAGTCTAGTCATGCCTGAAGTGCCGCAAGTCCACGAACTCGTCGTCAAGGACGAGAACGCCGAGCCGGAAAAGCGCCTGATCTTCTCCACCGTGTACGCCCCGAACCGACCCGATGCGGACGGCGAATTCATGGTCGCCGACGAGATCGAGGCAATGGCGCACCGCTTCGCGAAGAAGGGGGACATGCACTGCGTCGATGTTTTCCACGACAACAAGAACACCTCGTGCGCGGTGGTGGAGTCGTTCATCGCGCGCAAGGGAGACCCCGACTTCATCGAAGGCGCGTGGGTGGTGGGCATCCACATCCCGGACGACGACCTGTGGGACATGGTGAAGAAGGGTGAAATCAACGGGCTGTCGATGGAGGCGCTGGTGGTGCGCGAAGAGCGCGAGGTGACGCTGAACATTCCGCCGATTGTCTCCGGCATGACGACCAAGAGTGAATCCGGCGTCGAGCACGAGCACAAGTTTTACGTCGCCTATGACGACGATGGCAAGTTCCTCGGCGGGCGCACGGACATGGTGGAAGGGCATGTGCACGTGATCCTCGCGGGCACGATCACCGAGGAAGCGGGCGATACCGCGCACCGTCACCGCTTCTCTGCTGTCGATTCCATTGAAATCGTACCGGAATGATTTGTTAGGTACGAAAACGCTACCGTAAAATCCGCTCACATTTTCAGAGGCGGCAATGGCTCAAGCAAAAACGACGATGCAGGAAATGAAGAACGCAGACGTTCGACAGATCAGTCTGGTGCGTCGTGCCGCCAACCGAATCCCGATCCGTATCACCAAATCCGAAAAGGAAGAACCGATGATCGACCTGTCGAATCTGCGCCACGTATTCAAGGGCGAAAAGAAGCCGGAAGCTCCGACTATCGCTGGCGTGGTGTTCGACGCCGAGCCGGGTGAAGCCACGACCGCGAAGCTCGCGGAACTGGGTCTGGGTGACCTGTCCACCGTTCAGAAGAACGAAGACGGCACCGTCATGCTGTCGAAGGAAGTCCCGGCAGAAGGCCAGTTCAAGCTGGTCCGCCTGAGCGAGGAAGTCTGCCTGGTGGTCAAGGGCATGCAACTGTGGTCGTCAGGTCTCGATAGCTCGAAGGACTTCAACGAAGTGCTGGCCGCGTGCAGCTTCTACTCGGGCGTGAGCACCGCCACCGACGCGCTGGGCACCACGGTCCGCAACGCCTGCTACGCCTCGGAAGACCAGGCTGCTGCCGAAACGGCAATCTCCGACGCGGTGCAGAAGTTCGAGACGTACGTCACGACGCTGGTAAAGGCGGTGCCGAGCGTCGCATGGAAGCTGGAAAAGGAAATCGGTGAAGCGATCAAGGCCGACAAGTCCAAGTCGAAGGCTTCGGCCAAGGACCCGGACGGTGACGGCGACGACGATCAGGCCGACTACATCGCGGGCGGTGGCACGAAAGCAGACTGGGACGCCATGTCGAAGGACGACAAGACGAAGTGGTCGAAGGCCAACGCCGCGAAGAAGGCAAAGAAGTCCGAAGGTGAACAGACGGATGCCCCGGGCACCGCAGACACGTCGGCTACCCAGGCTGCTGCCGGTACGGAAGCCCAGACGGAAGGCGCGAATACCGCTGCCGCTGGCGCAACCGACACGGGCGCTGCTGAGGGTGCCGCTCCGGCTGCGGGCGCTCCGGTTCAGGCTGACCCGGCTGTGGCACCGCAGGCAGAGGCCCACGCTGGCTTGCTGGCGTCGATTGAATCGAGCATCGCGAAGGCGATTGCCCCGATCAAGGAAGGTCTCGAAACCCTGACCCAAAAGCACGGTGAGCTTGAAGGCCAGGTCAAGCAGGTGGCAAGCAAGGCGGATAACGCTGCCTCTGCTGTGAAGTCGGCGGTGGTTGCAGGCGCTACGCCCGGTGACGCCCCGGCTGCTGAAGAAGGTGCGCAGGAAGCGGTACGAAAGAGCGAAGCCGATACAGACCGATTCTGGAATGGCTTCGACTCCGCGTTCCACAAGCGCTAAACGCGGCTGATGGTGCTGGGCAAGTAGGCAACTCAAACAGTTTTGGACCATTCTAAGGGGTAAGAATCATGGGTATGAGCAATCAAGAAATCATCCGCAAGGCCGACATGACGCTGGCGGACCTCGCAACTGCCGGTAAGCTGAACCCGGAACAGGCTGCGACCTTCATCCGCAAGCTGATGGACACGCCGACGATCCTGCAAAGCTCGCGCGTCGTCACGATGACCGGCCCGCAGCGCAAGATTCCGAAGATCGGTATCGGCCAGCGCATGCTGCGTCCGGCAGTGTCGGCAACGGCCCTAGCAGACGTGGACCGCATCAAGCCGTCGCTCGAACAGATCGTGCTGAACACGGACGAAGTGATCGCCGAAGTGCACCTGCCGTACGACGTGCTGGAAGACAACATTGAAGGCGGCAACGTCGAAGCCGGTGCGTTCTCGTCGCCGGGTGGCCTGCACTCGACCATCGTCGCACTGATGGCCCAGCGCGCGGCGCTCGACCTCGAAGAACTCGGCCTGCTGGGTGACACGAACTCGGCTGACACGTACCTGAAGCTGACGGATGGCTGGCTCAAGGGTGCGGACCAGAACATCGTGGACGCAGGCGGCTCGACGTTCGACCGTCCGGTGATCAAGCGCGTCGTGAAGACCATGCCGGACAAGTATCTGCGCAACCGCGCAGCCCTGAAGCACTTCGTGTCGGTGGACAACGAGACGGAACTGCGCGACCGCTTCGGTGACCGCCAGACCCCGTTCGGTGACCAGCAAGTGCAGGCGCTCACGCCGCTGTACGCGCATGGCTCGCAGATCGTCGGCGCGTCGATGATGCCGTCCACGGATGGCCTGTTCACGGACCCGTCGAACCTGATCTTCGGTATCCAGCGCGACATCAGCATCGAGTACGACAAGGACATCAGCAAGCGCGTGTTCATCATCGTGCTCACGGCCCGCGTCGCGTTCGAAATTGAAGAGCACGAAGCTATCGTGCGCACCCGTAACATTTCGGGTTAAACCGTAGTCGGGTAGTACTTGGGGCGGCTCTCGCAAGGGACCCGCCCTTCTTTTTTCTTGCAATCAATTGCACAGCGGCATATATTCGCCGCGCTTTCCAATCCACGTTTGAGAGGTGAAAAATGGGTGTAACCGTGAAGAATGAAGACGCCGCAAAGGGCAAGCAGGAAGAGGCACAGGCAGCAGCCCCGGCTCGCATCGAACTGGTGCTCGCGCGGGCCAAGCGCCTGAACCTGGGCAACAAGCTGTACACCGCTGGCGTGCGCTACGCGTTCGACCAGGCCACCGCGCTCGACCTGCTGGGCCGCGTGGACAGCAACGGCGACCGCGAGTGGGCGACGCCGACCAAGGTAGCCCTGCCGACGCAGGAAGCCGTCGAGGCGAAGGTCAACGGCCCGGTCGAAGTCGTCACCGCTGAAGTGCCCCCGGCACCGGAAGTGACCGACGCGGACGACCAGACCGCTGTGGAGGGTGCCGCGAAGAAGGGCATCGAGATCATGGACGAAGGCGAAGCAGTCTAAGGACGAGGGCGGCAGACA